CCGTCTGATGTAGTACCAGTGGAAAGGTTAGGCGACACGCCTTCATAGAAGGCTTGAAATACCGCCTGGTTTTCCCATTTGGTAAACCAACGGGCTAATTGTGGTCTTGCTTCATCCATCAGCTTGAATACCTTCTGGCGTTGTTCCGACATTGATCCAGATTTCTTCATAACGGCTTTTCTGTACTGATTGCAGTATGCACGCAACCACTTCATGGCTTGGTCTTCACCAGTGCCTTTCAAAGTGGTATCACCGTACACAGGTGCGCCAGACAGATCGCTCAAGAACGGGATCAACATATTGTCCCGACCCTGTGCGACATAGTCGTTTAAGATCTCGATGGGATTTCCAGAGGGTCGATAAACAGCATTACCGTTATCGTCCTGGGAAATATCAACATTGCCAGAAAACTGCGCCCAAAAGGTATTGAACCAGCTTTCTTTGCGAAGCAGAGCATTAAGTATTTCAACATTTGCAATCCAAGTTTGACTTGTTTCCATACTATTTTACTCCTGTTTAGTGTTATTTATTTAACTGTCCGTAAAGCCTCTGGAGTTCATCTACTGAAAGGTTTTCGAGAGTGTTGCGGATTTCTTTTGTAGAGAGGTCAGCGATCCTCGTCATTTTAGCATTCTTGCCAGTACCACGTACATCGACCTTTTCAGTCTGCTTGGCTGAAGCATTCTGAATGTCGTTCCTGGCTTTACGCTCACCCGACATTTGGTAATATTTAGTTACCTGTTCCACATCAAACCTATCAATTAAGGCTTTGTGGTACGATCTCTCGGTTAACAGCCCATTTTCAGCATAACCCCTAGCTTCTTTACTTACAGCATTAAAATCATCTTCCCCGATTTCGATACCATCGTCTTTAAAGCGTTGTTTCATTGTAGAAACAAACGCTTCATTATCACGGTTATCGAATCGTGCCTGAATATGCTCTTGAGTTCGTTTATTGATCAGATCATTTTCCATTTCCATTATGACCCCTTTCTGTTCATCGACAGCTTCAAGGTCATAAGGATCGATCTCATCCAGCTTTGTCTTTTCAGTCAACAAAGCATCCGAAATATCATTAGCTGTCAGGCGTTCAAGTAATTCTGCTTCTGACAAATCTTCATCATTTGCCGTTAGCTTGCGGAGATCACCAATCTCGCTGGATTGATCCCCGATCATTTTCTGGGAGTCCTCCAACGATTTAATCAGTTCATCTCTCGTCTTACCCTCAAACGAAGACGTTTCACTTCCATCGGTGCTGTGATCATCGGAATCTGTTAGTCTCTGACTCGGTTGTCCCTTATCGGGTTCGACATCAGATTCCACATCGTCGGATTCGCTGCGAAGATACAGATCACCATCTTTTTCTAAAATATTTAAATTTGATTCATTCTTTTTTTCTGGTTCAGCAGTTGGCTCAAACTTCTGTTCCAGCTCTTGTAACTCTTCTTGAAGCGCAGGATCTGCCTGGACTTCTGGTGCTTTATTATCTGCCATTTTCTCTCCTCTTGTTTATTATGTTATTTCTTTTGGCTTGATATACATTCCGCAATGCATTTGTTTTTGTATATAGAATTTTATTTTCCTTTTTTTTAGGTATAGTGGTCGGGATAATAGGAATGTCTGCTATGCTATCAAACATATTTTCTGTGGGAGGGGTTAGATTTTTTAGTTTTTGTCGGCGTTCCACCGTCGGCGATAAGACCAAAATATGCTTTCTGTTTCTTGGTCAGCGGTTTGCCGTTTACCATACCGTCTTTTAAAATCTTCTTTGCCTTTTCTGCTGTTAGTCCAGCCATTAATCTTTTGGTTTTTCTTTCTTGTATTTTTTTCTAGGGTTTAACATCACTTTTTCATATAATTTTTTCTTTGTTTCATATAATTTTTTCTTTGGCTGCTTAACAATAACTTGTTGTGACACTCTAAGCATTCCATGCGGCATTTTCTCACTTTCCGTCTTTTCTTTTTTCTTTTTCTTTTTCTTTTTATCTGCGTATTTTTCTTTTAAACCAGCCATTATTTCTTTCCTGCTTTGTTTGCATCAAGGCGCAACTTTTCCTCGTCAGTAACCATGCCCCGCTCTATCTTGACGTTATCCAGCACCTTTTTGGTGTTTTCCAGTTCATTCTGTTGTTGTGCAGCCTCGCTCTGCATTTGCATGGTCTGGTCTATATATTCAACAAATTTTTCTGATCCTGGAATAGGCGAGCTTTCCACTATTGTCCTGATGTCCACCAGTGACGGGTTGATCTGTCCGATCAAATTAGACAGTGCCAGCATCTTATTAAAGTTTTCTTCTTTCTGGGTGATATTGCTTTCGCCCTCATCCAGTTCCACATAGATGGATGGGTTGCGTACATCGTTGAGCATCTTGCTGCCGACACTTAAATTAATTATCATCTCGTTAAACACATCGCCTTCCTTGACCCTGATGACCCTGTCTGTTTCGGCATAGACAAAAGCGAAGTTATCAACAAAGTCTTTAGCCATAACTTTCCGAAGTCTGCTCAAGTTCCTGAAATAGGGGTTAATGGCTGCTGCTGCCCGTTGCACTTTCTGCTCAAACAGCACGCCAGACTCTCCAGACCTTGCTGTTTCGCCTTTCATTGCCTCTGATATGAGCGATACACGCTGGGCAAAATGAACGCTGTTCTCCGCATTCATCAAAATATCTGGAGGCAGTGTGCTGGGAGACAGCCTTTGCGGAACGATAGCGGGATTGTTCAGCTCATAGACCATGTTCGGCTGGTTGCCTTTTTCCTTGAGTGCCTTGATGGTCTCTTTCTCTCGCTTGTCGATAAATATGCCGCCTGAAAGGATCTGAGTAACATAGTCCCTGATCTGCGACTTGGCTTTATTTACATCATCCTGGATGTCCAGCAGGTGATCGACGAGAGATGTCTGTTCGTTGACCTGGACATTGTAGTTATAGCTCCAGATTGGAAAGACATCAAAGTTTGCTGTGGGCTGTTCAACGACTTCATCCTGCACGATAAGGTTCTTGAAATAGGGAACAATTGTAGTCACGTGCATCTGGTCTTTATTGAACTCATTGACCATCATCAGGCTCGGGTTTTCTTTTCTGAGCCTGTTATAGTCTTTGCGGGTCATGATCATATAGTCCACACCGTCAAAGACATTGACCATTTTGGTCGTTATCCGCTCCTGCATTTCAAGTATGCGGTAGCGGTCATTGACCTTATCGTAGTTTTCCAGGTTAGAGGAATAGACCTTGTCCGTCATTCTGCGGATAGTCTGCGACAGCGTATACCACCAGTCGCTTGATCTTTCTGTTTTCAGGTCATAGGGATCGAAAGAATATTTTTCTGATAGTACATCCAGCGGTTCCCAGCCTTCCTTGATGATCCAGCGGCAGTGTTGCAGCTCATAGTCATTTGCCCTGGTCTCTGGGTCTATATAAACACGGAAGTTATTGACCACCTCGTATTTAAAATCAAGATAGCCTTCTTCGTTGATCTCCCATGATCTTTGTATCCACCCGCCAAGTTTGGTTGTCAGAGCATCTATAAAGGCGATCTGCAATTTATCCTCGATGTCCTGCTCGTCCACCAGTGCTTTCCAGCGGGACTGGAGTATCTCTGCTGTCTTCACAGACTCGATGGTATTGGGCTTGAAGTTTGCGATCTTACGATTGAGCTGCTCATTCCCGACGAGAGTAGAGATAATCGGGGTAATAATATTATATTTCAGTAATGGTTTTTTATATTTTGTGGCATTGGTCACCTCGGTGGAGGTAAACGTATCGCCATTAAGGTATCTTACCGCTTTTTCAGATTCTTCCCTGGCTTTATCAAAGGAGTCACGGCTGAATTTCCAGCATTTTAATACTTTATCAGCCTGTTTTGACAGGACTCCAGCGGCATACTGTGCGCCAGTGGGCGTATTTTTAGTGTATAATCGTTCAGCCATCAGGCTGTTTTCCAGCTATGTGTGCCTTCAGATAATTTATTCTTGATGCGATATCGCCATCCCTTTTTACGTTTTTCAGAAACAGCCAGACCTGGAAGAACTTTAATAGATCCGTACCTCAAAGCATCATAATGATGGTCATCGGCTTTAGTATCTATATCTTCAGGGTCGTTTTGCGCCGATGGTAAATTAGGAAAAGTTTCAATACATTGTATACAATTTTCTGTAAACCTGATTCTAGGCTCGCCTTCATCGGGTACTTCCAGCCCTTCATAGACTATTTTTGCGCCTGCTTTGCGGTCATTGTTTGCCCTTGATAAATAGATTCCATCGTCGGCATAGAAGTTAGCGGGCGAATAGAGCATACCTTCTTTTTCCGAATGTTTAGTCCAGTATGCAGGATCGGCAATATCATCCAGAAAGTCACTTGCTTTCAGCTTATATTTCTTAAATGAATACTCATTGACCAGCTTTGCCTGTTTTGAGGCAGACATTCCTGTTTCCGTAATCTCATCGAATATAATCATGTTCTGATCACGATCCACAGCGGCAAACAAACACACAAACGGTGCTTTGGTTCCATAGTCATAAAATCTGTAGAGTACATGGGTTCTTTTGCTGAAGTGGACGTTGAACTGAAATTGAGACCTGGAGACCACGTGGTGCATGGGATTCCAGTTGTCAAAGAACGTGCCAGCGAAGACATCCCATCTGCCGTCCAGCCACATGGCACGCAGGATAGGATTCAGGTTTTTCAGCTTACGCACATAGGAGGGGTCATTATTCAGCAGTGTTGGATTATCGAAGACAGTGGCGGGGATATACTTGTAGGAAATGCCCTCACTGTCAATATAGGCTTCATTGGATTTAAATTTCTGGTAATGGACATCGAAGTCCTGGCTGTATGTTGGTTCTCCCATCTTAACAGGAGTACAGGTATCGATGAACTTTTTTTTGAGCCATATATGCCCGATATTGCCAGGGTTTGAAGTCAGGCAGATCTGCGGTGTCAGCAATTCATTATCAGTACGGGCTGATGTTGAAAGCTCTTCGATCCAGTCCTCTGGGAACTGGTTAGCCTCATCCACGCCGATGAAGTTATAGTTTCCTCCGATATAGTTGTCCAATGCTCTTCTGTCCTGGCAGTGTACCAGGTAAACTTTCGCACCGCTGGGGAATAGATAACACTTGTTCCTTTCCTGCCAGTTTGCTCCGTAGAGCCTATACAGCTTGTCACATTCTGGTTTCAGATTTCTCTCTAGCTGGGGATAGGTTCTTCTTACCAGCAGTGCGATATAATCTGGGAAATCAATAGATATGGCATCGATCTTGGTCTGGAAGCCTTTGCCCTGCGCTTTAAGTATATCGGCTTCTTTCTGGGATATTTTTCTTCTGTTACGCTCATAATGCCAGACTCGGGGTGTCAGGGCAGCTTTCCACGCCAGCATGAGCGATTTTCCTCCACCTCTGGCTCCTCCATAGAAGACCCAGTTGGCATTGCATTTTAAAAATTCAGTCTGTTTACCAGCATGGGGTCTGAATTTAATTTTGTCTTCCACAGACTTCAGGCTTTGCCGTTAAGTATATTCCATAATGCCTGTACATCTGTAGTGTCCAGCTTACTGATCATGGCATGATATTTCTTTTTGAAATACTTCTTCAGCTCATCGATCATTAATTTCTTATCGTGATTTACCATTTTCTGTCTGTTCTTTCCAGGTTCCCCTCCTGGATATAGACCCTTGAGTTTTCTTTTCTTTTAACGGAGGAGTTCATCCAGTTAGCAGCAGAGGAATGCCACCTCTCCATCTTGTTCTTACCGACCATCCAGCCTTTAGAATCATAGAAATAAAAGAATCGCTTTGCTTCAACTTTAGCGTTAGTATACTTCTTTTCCTCAAAATATTCAATGCATTCTTCAAGTGTTGGTGCTTTAAACCTTTTTACTTTTATTTTAGCTTTAGTTTTATTAATAGCTTTAGTTTTATTAATAGCTTTATCTATGTCTTTATCTTTAGGGTCTTCCGTAGACCCTTCCGTAGACCCTTCCGTAGACCCTTCTTTTATAAAACCGTTAACACTGAAAAGATTGTTATTTTCTAATTTATCTAATACTGATTTATGTACTCTATTGGAAGGATTAAGCTCTCCATACTGAAAAACAAGGAACTTTGGTATAAACCACTTCTTGCCGTTATCTATTACCGTTATCCTTTTGCCAAGCCACTTCATAA